GCCCGGCTCGGTCCCCTTCCTTCAGCCGCTCTTCCATCCACGCCTGCAACATCCGTATTTCATCCGCCGTCCGGTCATTGGCGTCCAAATGCAAATCCACGGATATTCCGGCGTGATACGTACAGTACCCGGCCACAATTTCCTCCATTTCCGCCGCCTGGAACAACGCATATTCCTTCCCTTCCCGGTCTTCGTCCACCGCCATCTTCAACGGCACCGGGAACCCGTCCGGAATCCCCCGTTCCGTGTTCCCCCTGTCTTCCTGAAAACGCGCCTCCAGGCACGCAATCACCGCCTTAATCAAACAATCTGCCTGTGTCATCATGAATTAAGCTCCTTTTTCAACTTGGCCACATACCCCTTGATTACCTTCCGCATATCCCGGCCCGCAGAATTCAGCGCATACGCCGCCACGCGGGAAAGCTGCCCCCGGTCAGGATATTCCGGGCAATTCTCCATCTCAAACCGCACCCGGCCGCCCTGAACCGTCAAAGAAGCCGCGCCGTCATAATGGGAGGCGTGCCGCGCGATCCACGCGGGCACCTTCTTCAGCCCGGCCACCTGCGCGCCCCGCAGCCACCCGGCCGCCATCCTCCCCACGTGCCGCCGCCGCTCCGCCAAAGCCCTTCGCACGTCTCCCGCCTGCGCCACTCCCGGAGACATCAGGCCGCCGCCCTTCAGCACGCGCACGCTGCTTTTCCGGCCCATTTTCAGCAGGGTATGGCTCCGCAAAAACGCATCCGCGGAAACGGTGGCCATGCCCTTAAACTTTTTCCCGCGCACCCCCAGCAACACCCCGCCGCGCTTCTTCCGGGGGTAAGCATAGGGCACCGGCCTTCCATCCTCACCGCGCTTCATCCTCACATCCGTTTCCAACGGATCCCCGCCAATATCCCGCGCAATATGTTCCTCCAACGCTCTTTTTCCGTTTCCGCCATTCTTCAGGCTGTTCGGCGGCGTGGTGCGTATGGCCTTGCTTGCGGCCCTCTTGGCATATTCAAGGGTCAATTCCCTGATGCCGTCAGCCCCCACCTTCTTCACCTCCGCCAGCCTTTTCAGCACGCGGGAAATATCCACTTTATACCTGACTTGCGCCATTCGCCCCCCTTCCGGCTATACTTCGGACAACTCCAGCACCAGGGCCACGTCTCCGGCCCAGTCACGCACCCGCGCAATGCGGAAGGCCCTACCGCTTCGGACCGCCACCACCTTCCGCCCGGCCGCGGGAACGCCCTTCAACGCCTTCCGCCGCACGCGCAGGGACGTTTGCACCTTGCACACCCGGCCTCCAAGCTCCACCTCATACCAGCCTTCCAGCGGCGCAAAAACGCCCCGGCATTCCTGGCCGTCCACCGTCACGCGCTCCCCCCAGGCTTCTTCCTGCTCATGATCCCCAAGGTCCAGCAATTTTTTTATTTCTCCTGATAAGCTCATATCCGTTCAACAAAAACCGGCGCACGGAATTGACACCCCGCGCGCCGGTCCTTTGCTCTCTTTTACCTATGATTCCGCCAAAAACCCGTCAGGCCCCTTCCTCTTCAGTCGGCCCTGTTTCTTCCCCGCCGCCGTCCTCAACGCTTCCACCTTCCGCCTCCGTCTCCGGAGCTGCGCCGGAAAGCTGTCGCAAATGGTTCTTATTGCCCACCGCCACGCCGGCCAAAAGCTCCGCGGAAATGTAAACCGTTTCCGTCCCCTGGTCAGGCCAGCACTTCAGCAGCAGGGAAATCCCCAGCTTAGGAGATTCCACCACCTGCGTTTCCAAATTCAGCTTCGGGTCAATATTCGGAAGACGGACGGCAACGGCCAGCGCGTCCGGTCGCGTCGCAAAACCAACCCCGGCATTCCCGGCAAGCACGTTCACCCCTTCCACGTAGTGAATTCCCCCCGGAATGGAATAAGCCCCGTCCGCCAGGTTAAGAGCAAGCGCATTCGTGGGAATCAGCCTGGAATAATACATCCGGTCCAAATAAACGGCATCCGCGCCATTAGTCATGGACGGCCAAATCACATCCGCCATCATTTCCGGCTTGAACCCGGCCCGCGGGCCAATATTCACCACTTCCGCCCCGGAATCGGCTATGGCGGCCATCAGGTCCTTCCAAAACGCTTTGGCGACCGTCCGCACAAGCGTTTGCACTTTATTCGCAAGCTGCACCCCGCTTTTCCTTTCCTTATAGGACAGGCCAGCCGGCCGGGAATAACGGTTCAGCGTCACGGAAACGGAGCTGGTTTTCAGCTCGCTTTGATTCCAGTCTTCCGTATTTTTCAACGCCTCCCCGGCTCCGTCAATCACTTCCACCTTGACGGAATCGCCGTCCGTCTTGAATTCGCCGGAGACATCCAGAGAAAACCGGCTGATTGAAGCCAATTCTTCCTCCAGGGTGGCAATAGCCGCCTGTGAAACAATGGTCCAGTTCAGAGCGGCGACATCATTTCCTTCCATCACGGCATTCCGCGGGATGTTCATCAATGTTTTCTTGTTCATATTTTATTTATGTTTGCGTTTTGTTAGTAAAAATCTATCTATGGCGGCCAAGATGCTATTTCCCCGGCTGCTCCGCCAGCCGCGCGGCCTCCTGCGGATGCCCCATAATCCATTCCAGCGCATCCTGCGCGGCCATCTCCCTCAGCTTTTCGTTCGTCATGGCAGGTTCTTTCTTTCCGTGCTCTTCCGTGGCTCCCTCCGCGGGCGGCAACCCTACCGGAGCAACCCCCATAACCGCCATTTCCCGCACAACGGCCTCCTTCACGCGTTGCTCAAATTCCCGCTCGTGCGCCTCCATCACGCGCGCCTGCTGCCCCTGCATGCCCCGGAACCCGTCATTTTCCGCCGCCAGCCTTTCGTTTTCGGCCACCAGCCGGGCAACTTCCCGTTCCAGTTCCTCCACGCTGTTTTTCCCGGCAAGCCCCACGGCGGCCATCATGCGGCGCAATACCGTGTAATTCTGCGGCGGCCCTCCCTTCTCTTCTTCGTCAGGGTCTTCCTCTTCCCCGCCGCCGTCCTCTTCTTTCCCCGGCGCGGCCGTTTCCTTTTGGCCGGACTCCGCAGCGGACGGAGAAATCACTTCGTCACACCAGCCTTCCTTCACGGCCGTTTCCGCGTTCATCCACGTCTCCGCGTTCAGCACGGCCAGCACGTCTTCCGGGCTCTTTCCGGTACGCCCCGCGTAAATGCCTGTCACTTGCCCTTCCGCGTCCTTCAGATCCGCCGCGTAAGCCTCAATCTCTTCCACCGTCCCCACCGCGCACCCGCGCGCCCGGTGGACCATATAACGGGAATTTTCCGAAATCAGCACACGGCCCGCCGCACAGGCAATCAGCGTCGCGGCGGAAGCGGCTACCCCGTAAATTTTGGCCGTCACCTCCATCCCGCACCCCTTGATAATGTCGTAAATCCCGGACGCCTCAAACAAATTGCCGCCCATGGAATTCAGGATGACTTCAAACTTCGTGCACCCCTCCGCCTTCAGCTCTTCAAGGTGCTTCGTAAATTCGTCAACCGTGGCATTGCCGTAACCGATATAACCGGAAATGGTAGCCACCCCTACCTTCTCTTCCGCCTCCATGATGCGGGAAAAGGCAAGCATGCCCGTTTTTTTCTGTTCACCGGCACCGCCTTCCAGCCGTGCCGCCATCTGCGCAAAAACAATCTTATTCATCACTTATTACTGTTCTGTACCCTTCAGGAGCTTTTTCAAAATTGCTATTCATGGGGATGCAAGCCATCTTCCTCTTCCCCGCCGCCCGTTCCCGGCTCTTCATCTTCCGGTTTCTCCGCCGCCGCGGCTACCCCGCCGCGGTTCGCTCCCGGAATCACCTCTTGCAGGGTCAGTCCGTTCCGGGCGCAGGCTTCTTTAGCCATCTTCAAATTCCGTATCTTGTTATTCACGATTTCCTCAAACGTGCATCCGTAATTGGCAAGGCACCAGCCATCCTGATCCGCCAGAGCGGAATCCACCAGGTTAATCATCAGATTCCCTTCCCGGCCCAGGTCAATAGTCATGTCGCTCATGGGCGTCCACAGGCACCGCACCCAATGCGGATCCCGGCACAAGCGCAGCCGTCCCAGGGCCATTTCCCGCGCCAGCATGAAACGCCACACCCGCACGCACCACATTTGCCTGTAGGCATGCCTGATTTTCAGCCAACGCTTCAGCTTCTGCATCACAAACCGGATGCCGCCGCTTCCCAACTTGTCAGGCTCCCACAGCAACGCCGGAGAAAGCCCGATGCCATAAGCCACCTCATCCATCAAATGCTTCAGCAACGCCATCACATTAGGAGACGGCCTGTTATCCGTCAGCACCTTCAAATCCCGGCCGGGCGGAAGCTGGTGGACAGTAGGCCCCCCTAACACCTGCTCCACCCTGCGCCCGTCCGGCCCCACGGACACCTTGCCCACGGTCCCCATGCCCGGCCGTTTCTCCGCGTCCCCCGTTTCTACCAGCCCAACGGAGGCGGCCAGCTTGGCAGACTGCTTGACATACCCCACAATATCCGCCTCATCATGCAAATTCCGGATAGCGCGGTGCAAATCGGACAGGCCGCGCGGCTTCCCTCCGCCCATGTTGTGCCGGTACAAAATAGCATCACGGGCCGGAATCACCGTCACCTCCCCCTTGTCCGGATGCCGCAGCCCGTAAGCCGCCGTCCTCCCGTTTTTATCCCGCATCACGCCGCAATTCCACGCCTGCCCCCCATCAGCCGGAGATTGCACTTGCGGAGCCTCGTAAAACGCGAACGCCCCGCCGTCATCCGGCCCGCTGGTCAGTACCGTCAGCATATCGCCGTCAATCACGCGCTGCCGCTCGCTCCATATCTGCGCCGTAAAAAAATTCAGCTCTCCGCGGGCGTCAAACAATTCCGGATTCACGGCCCGATTCATAAAAATCTGGTCCGCCTCATGATTCCAGTCTTCATCCGCCGTGCAGGCATGGGGCACCAGCCAGCCCAGCAACTCCACCACATCCGCCACGGCCTTCCCGGCAAGCCCGGAATTCGCTTCCAGATTCCGCGCATTCCGCCAAACCCGGTCCAGCGTCCAGGAATCCACTTCAAACCGGCTGTCCAGCGTAGGCCAGTATAACACGCTGGAGCCTCCGAACTGCAACGCGGCCGCATACCCTCCCCACATCTCCCTCCGCGCCGTTTCCGGTTCCCGGTTCATCTTCACCCGCGCGCCATGACCGCGGCGCGCCCCGGCATACACCTTCCTTCTGTTCCTGCCCATGGTCAAAAGCGTGTTATGGTATGGTCAAACCGCACTTCCCGCACGCCGTCATCCGCGGCGGCCAGGCCGGAAAAATCCCCTTCCTCCATCTTCTTGACCGTGATTGCCTCCTGCAAGCAGGCTATATGGTCCTTTAAATTCATGGTCTCCTGCGCGGTGTAGGACGTTCCGCCGCCTGTGGAGGCCCCGGTTATTTCCTTGCGCCCTTCCAGAATCGCCAGCTTTTCCCGCAGCATTCCCTGCAAATCCGGCAAATCATAATTTTCCACATAAGCCTGTACAATAGGGTTCATACCCTTCAGGAGCTTTTTCAAAACCCGCTATCATCCGCCACAACGCCCGAATGTCATTGACTTCCTTTCTCACATATCTTTCCATATATTCCCATGACAGGAGAGAATATAAAATACATTGATGCCTACATCTTCATGTCCTATGAGAACATGATTAAAACATTGGAAAAGGGGCGCCTCAAAGTCCTTTTCCCGGAAGAATGCAATGATCCATTCGAATTCATGTCAGCCCCGCCAACAAAATTGCCAGACGGATATACCTCTTTCGATAGCAATCATTTGCGTAAGGAATACGGCTTCCTGAGCTTTACCAAAACCTATAAATCACCCACCATGTGGGCACACTATGCTGATAACCATAAAGGATGCTGTGTGCATTTCAGATTTCCCTCGCTCCCGGAACAAAAAAGTTATAATAGAATATCAGATCCTAAAGAAGAGCATCCCTATATATATAGGCGATTGATGGTAGAACATGAAGGAGACTATTTTTTTTCGAAACAAAATCCAAAAACAAAAGAAATAACTAATTATGTTATACTATGGGATATTGACTATCAGAACGAACGTGCCAAATTCGATGGAATTTTATCAGGATATACTACATCTGGAGATCAAATAGAATTCAAAATAAACCCTATTTTTATTACAAAAAATGAATCTTGGACATATGAAAAAGAACAACGCATTATTATCCCAACTTCATTTCCCGCAGAAGTAGAAGATAGTTTAGTATTCATCAGAGGATTCAATCTGTATATAAAAAGCGTTATGTTGGGGATGCACTGCCCTTATCCTGAAGGATTGACGCAATCACGCATCAACGCTCTTACTTTAGGAGAAAAAAATGGTATAAAAATCACCTATAGCGATGAAATTTCTTATGATGATCAAATAAATGTCAGTAGGGTCAAACCAACCAACAACACGTTTGAAGTCATTTCGGATGAACACGAAGCTTTCTTAAAAGAGCTTAAGAGAAACGGAGAATAACACTCTTCCCCGCTCTCCAGTTGAACACCATCCGCATCAAACCGGTCCGCCTGGTTCGGGATCTCCTGAAAAATCTTCCACAAAAAAAGCCCCGCACCGGTGCAACGGCGCGGGGTTTATTTAGAAAGGCGGGATGCTCTATAATCCCTGCTGATTCTCCTATAGCATATATAAGAAAAACGTCAACCCCTTTTTCCTCCCTCCCGCTTGCACTCGGGAGGGAGGGCTTGACTAGCCAATCAGGAGCACAAGCACCTGCCCAAGCCACTCAAGCAACAGGGGGTTTACATAGAGCATATAAACCTTTCTATTTAGGGGTTAAGCGTTACGGCAGGGCCCTTCCCTGCCGTCAACGGCCCGGACTATACCACACCACCGGGAAAACCCGCACTAAAAATAAAACTCCATTTGCACATCATCCGTAACAGACTGTTCCACCTGTTCCAGCACATCCTGAAAAGCCGACCTCAACGCCTCTTCATCAAACGCCAGCGACAACCGTTCTACGAACGCATCAAAAAGAACCTTCACCAATTCCGGAACCTCCCGGCCCCGCTCCGCGTGGTACTGTTTCAACGTCCAGAAAAACGCCTGCCGCTTGTCCCAAAAATCTTTCCACGCCGCATTCAGCCCCGCGCATTCAGGGTGCAGCCATTCCCCCTCCAACAGCCGCGCCGGCGTATCCGGAGGCAGCCCATGCTTTTTCAGCAACCGCGCCTTATACAGCCCTGCTTCCAAAGCCGCCTTCAGCCTCTCCAGCACGTCATTCTTCCGGTACTCCCTCATTCTGCTTCCTTTCTTCAATCGCGTTCATTTCTTCCGCGTAAAAATCCCCGCGCCGCACCCACCAGGACACCTGCCCGATTTTTACGCAGTCTCCATAATGGTCATTCGGCAGCTTCCGCCATTGCGCCAGGCCGCCGCCCCTTGGCTTCTCAAGCTGCTGCCCGGACAATCCGGCCAGCAAATCCTGATCCGCATCTTCCGGCAAATGCAGGGCCGGAGCCGCCCCTTTCTGGATGCGCCCCGCGTAAAGCTCCATTTTGGCGGTGCGGTCCACGTACAAATAAAGCTCCAGCCCCGGATGCGACTTCACTTCGCTAACATTCCAGCTTCCGAAATTCGCGCCGCTCCCCTTCGTAGGCCATAGCTTGCCGTAATACTTATAACACTCGTCATAAACCTTCTGCGCCCAATCCCCGGAATCAATCAGCCCAAAATCAGGACGCACCCCGCCCCACTCCAGGCTTTCAAAATGGGCCCCTATGCCCGGCGTCGCGTCCGTCGTGCTGATGCCCAGCAGGGTCCCCCAATCAACCACCCATGTTTCCCCGCCGCGCCCTATCGCCTGCGCCACCCAGTGAGTTTGATTCTGGCCGGGGTCATAGGCCACTACCATATAATAATAATGCCGCGGCAACTCTCCGCGCCGGCACACACCGCGCAGCCCCCGCACACTGTCATCCCCCACCTTGATTTCATACTGCGTAAACGGCAACGCCTCCCAGCCGTTCCGGAAATTGTGCAGGGCCACCTGCCGGAACAGGTCATTTTGAGCCACGATGAACTTCCGCGCCGTCTGCCCCCATGTCACAAACGGGGAATAAAGGGAATTCAGGTGATACCCCCGCCGCGCGCGGGAGGCGTTCGGATTCGTCGGCCGCCACTCCCCCTTTTCCATCATCCCAATCTTCTCCCAATCCTCCACCCGGCCCTCGCAATGCGGGCACACGTAAAACGTATGATCCTGCACCCAATCCGCCAGCGCATCCCCTTCCAGATCCTCCCGCCTTTCCCATTGCACCGTATTCCGGCTAAACTCCAGGGGCATCATTTCCCCGCAGCGCGGACACGGCACATAAAACTTCCGCATGTCCGTGGTAATAAAATTCTGCCAGAAATAAGAATCTTCGGAAGAAGGCGTGGACGCATGCAGAATCTGATACCGGTGAAAGCCCTTCGCGCGCTCTTCAATCAGGTCCACCGGGTGCGCTTCTTCCTTATTCTCATGCTTATACTTCGCTTCCTCGTCCATCACGCAGCGCATAATGGGCCTGCTGGACAAATTGCCCGGCTCCGACACCCCAACCATGTAAAGTTCCATGGAATCCAGGCGCATTTCCGCCGCCGTGAAGGCGTCAGGGTCACGCCGCTTATGCCGCGCCAGCACATCATTCTTGGATATAAGCGGCTGGAGCCGCGCCCGTGAAAACGACCTGGCAAGAATTTCCGTAGGCAACGCCCACAACATGGGCGCGGGGTCATTGTCAATAAAATACGCCGCCGCAATCAACAGCGAAACCGTCTTGCCGGACTGCGTGCCGAAACACCAGTAAATATGCTGCAACCCCTCTTCCCTGATGCTTTCCAGCGGTTCCCGCATATACGGCATGCGCGCCGTGGAAAACCGCCCCGGCGCGTTCGGTGAAGTCTCCCGCGGCAGGACCAGGCATCTTTCCGCCCACTCCACCACGCCCGGCTTCTCATGTATCTTCAACTTGCTAAACATGATTCAACAATCCGTTTATTTCCGCGTTCAGGTCATCAATCTTCCTGTTCCACTCCCGCGCCCATTCGTCCCAGGCTTCATAAAAACGCGGCCGTCCGGCCGCCTCCAGCCGGGAACCAATAAAGTCCCTCTGCTGCGCCATCAGCTCCGCCAGCGGCGCAACGCCCCGCGTCCGCATCTCGTGAAACACATGGACCGGCACCAGACTTCCGGCCGCCTCCTGAAGCCTCTGCTCATGCAGGCCGGCCCGCTCCCAATTCGCGCGCGCTTCGCGCACGGCACGGGTGAACGACGCAATCAACCCCACGTCACCGGACCGGGCGGCCGTTTCCAGTTGCTCTTCCATCCTCTTCAAAATCTGCCATGCGCTTTCCTTCGCCTCCCCTGCCCGCGCCAAATCGGACGCGCCGCCCATGGGCGCGCCCTCTCCGCCGCCTCCGTCCGCTTTCGCAGCAAGCCCTAAATCGACAAGCGAGGGCATCCAACTCTGACTTTCTGTGAAGCCGTTCAGAAAGAACAGATTCTCCGAAAAAGTGAGGTGAAAAATGAAGAAAAGCACTGCAAGGAAAATGGGAATAGCCCAAATGCGGTGGGTTAAAACGCGGTCGATTTTGTCCGACTTTGTAAGTCCTTCGCGCTTTGCCCTGACCTTTGCGCCCGCAAGATTGCCCGAGATAAATTTGTATCTTTCGTCCGCGATAACCGCCTCTAAATCCTCGCCGGCGGCGGCCTCGTCC